ACGGTCAGGGTCAATACCTCTATCAACAATCATCTGTTTAGTAATTGCAGATTCACTCTCAAAGTATATCACTCCAGCGTTTGGATTCTTGTCTAGAAAGTTCTTGACAATCCCCATCAGAAAGAATGTTTTACCTGTTGCAGATTCCCCTGCGATTGCAGTAATCTTATTTGATGCAAGACCACCGTAAATGCTTCCACTTAGTAGTGCGTTGAATATGTAACTGCCTGTGTCGATAAACGAATCAACATCTCCTGCTTCGACACCATCACTTACTATGGATGCGTATTCATTACCCACCTCTTTGATGATGTTCTTCAAAAAATCATTATTAGCCATATTTTATATATCTCCATTCATTAAACTATATTATACTACATGCATACCAAATTGTCAAGCCTAATTTCAAACATATTGAAGGTAACTTCCAATAATATACTTGGGTGCAATTATTGGTCTAGCACCTGCGTGTATATGTGTCCATAGTGGCGGAAACATTACACAAGAACCTTTCTTACATTCAATCTCTATATCCATATTTGGAAAATAAGTATGTCCGCCTATGTTGTCATTAAGATACATAAAGATAACTAGAAATCTTCTGGCGGTTTCATAATCCAATACATCTACATGGGGTGGAAACTCATCAGAAGTATTTGCCAGATACCTTTTCATCTTAGGGGGTTCTAACGAATACTGGTCAGGCCATTGATAAGGTGTAATGTCATTTTCATCTTTATAGACCTCAACACATCTACCAATAGTTTGCGTTAGAAAATTAACATCGTCTCTCCATATAGTATCGGGAGAGTGAAGCATATTAATCTGAGTCAGCGTTGTGTTTCTTACACCTTCCTCTGAGAAATGAGGATTGTTCCGAACCTCTTGTGCAGAAGTATCTCTTTCAAATTTATCAATAAAGTAATCACATTGATCATCAGAGAGAACTTGATCGTATACTGTAATGTATGAGTTCATTATATTTTAAATCCACCATAGTCAGAACGGTTGCCAAAACTAGACTTGTCAAAAACAGGTGTATCAAAGTCATCCTCTTTACCCTTAGTCTGGTTTGCATCTGCAAGAGTGTGTTGTTCAGATATGTCAATGTCATACAGTTTCATCTTCGCACGATCAATACCAATTACGAATCGTTTATTGACTGACGGGTCGTTGTATCGATTCTTGAGCTGCTTGACTGCAATCTGATTCAACTCATCTAGTTCTTCATTACTGATAAGTGCAAACATAAGATCAGCAGTCGCAGGCAAACCAAAACTCTCACTGGTATCTTCCAGACCTACATCACTATTAGAGAACCCACTACGAGTGGTCTGAGTTGCACTCATGATTGGTACGTTAGTCTCTACTGCAAGTCCTCTCAGTTCTTCTGCGATTGATTTGATATAGAAGTACGAACCAACATTTGCATTTCCCTTGAATCGTGATGACGAGCAGATGTTCAGATAATCAATAAAGATAATATCTGGCTTGAATGTTTTCTTGATAGCCAACTCTTTAATCAATCCACGAAAGTGTCCAGAGTGTGCGCTTGCTGTGGGATACTCTTTGACAATTAGTTTACCAGAGGTAGACTTAATAATCTTATTGATTTTACTTTCAAACATCTGCTTGGGTAAATCATGCAAGTCTTCCATAGAGATGTTCATCAGGTTTGCATCAATACGTTCTGCGATACGTTCCTCTGCCATCTCCAGAGTGATATACAATACATTCTTTCCTTGAGACAAACAGTTCGCTGCAACATGGCACATAAACAAAGACTTACCGACACCTGTTCCTGCTAACGCGATGTTTAACGTTTTCGGAGGTAATCCCCCTTTGGTTATTCGATTAAAAAACTCCAAGTCAAACGGAATTTTTTCTTCTACCGTATGGTAGTAGTCAAATCGAGATTCACTATCCTCTAAGTAATCATGACCTACATGATTATCAAATCCTACTGCGAGTGCTTCTGTGAGAATACTCGGAATAGAATCCGCGCCACGAGCCTTATCCTTTCCGTCTATGATTGAGATACCCTCAACGATTGCGTTATAGACTGCTCGGTCTTTGCACCACTTCTCTGTGGTTTCGACTAACCATTCATAGTTTACTTCTTTGTCTGCTTTCAACGACTTGACTGTTTCCAGTATTCGGGAAATATCATTCTCGTTTAAATCTCTGCGTGTGTCTATCTCTATCTCCAGAGTAGACTTCGTAGGAAGCGCATTATACTTCTCGACAAACTTTTGTATTTCTTCGAATACTATTCGTTCTGTTCTATCTGAGAAGTATTCACTCTTTATGAAAGGTAATACTTTACGAGCATACTGTTCGTTGGAGACAAGCTCGGATAATGTTGTTCGTTCAATCGTCTGATCTGTACTCAAGATTTTCTTCCTGTAATTGTTCGTCAATAATGTCCACTAGTATATCACCGATAATAGTAAAGAAATCTTTTCCAAATTCTTCCCTATCGATGTTCGCATTATCTAGTATACTATACTCGAACTTAAAAGGCAAGTCCCCTTTCCCATTTATTTTCTGCTCTACGGGTAATACTACCTTGCCGTATGAATAGACAACTCCTTCGAACTTTCCCTCACTGATACGAAGAGAAGCTTGTTTGTCTTCTTTGCGTGTTACCCAACTCCACTTTACTGACATGCGTATTCCTCTGGGGATTGCTCAATGAATGTTCTGCGAGACTTATAGAAAGTCATTGGTTTACTAAACCAGCTGGGTTTCGTTTCCGAGAATGGTATGTAACCAATAAGCATTGATTTGTCATTGAGAATGTAGGTGTGATTAGGATAGTCCCCATTCCACTTAGTTGTTTCTTTCAATACTTTCATGACAAGACTCCTGCTAAACCTAAAGTGAATGTTACTAGCCTCATTCCTAATAATATCGATATTGTAGTTAGTATTAATACTTTCATATATTTTTCCTTACGCGATAAACCATCTGTATATACCCCAGAAATCTATGAGTATAAAAAAGAAGTTGTGAGTAAACATTGCATTATCTCGAACTCTAAACCAAAAGAAATAACTGAGAGTTAGATGTCCTGATAAAAATAAAACATAACCATACTTAGATATCTCTACGTTAGAAGAGAGAAGAAGTGCAGCGATTAGAAACATAAAAGTTCCACTCCACTTGTACATGTTGTTTAGTGCCATAATTAATAATACTCTACTGTTGTTACGATTGTTGGATTGTGTCTTACTTCATCATTAGAGATATAGATTACATCCTTCTGATCATTTTGAAACCATGTGGTGGCTTCTGTCTCTTTGCAAATTTGTCTGTTGCCATTCTCATCTTTTTGCTCGTAGTATTGTACTACCTCACGTTTGAGTAATGTTCGTTTTACTTCATATGGGTTTTCACTCATGTGTTCTCCTTTGCTGAAAGGTCTTTATGTGATACAAATAAATTATGTTCCATTCCAAAATCTACTCCGTAGATGGTGTCGCCACCATTTGCAAAAATCTTTGTTACTTTACCGTTGCCATATTCTTCGTGCGTTACCTCATCTTTTTCTACGAACATAAATTTTCCTTTATATTATTATTAGGGTAGTGCAAGCAAACATCGCTCAGTTTTAGGGGGTGGCCTCTTTGGTATAGCTAGAAAATAAATCAAAGACACCTTATTGCATTTATAGTTTATCAAAGCCCTTTCAGTTTCTAAGCCCCCTTTCCGAAATAACGTCCCCTCTCACTCTGTGGCATAGGGGGCCACCGTTGCAATGCTCTTGAGAATGAGAGAGTATCAGCGCTGCCTTTTAAGCGGGGATGTAACCCAACAGCGACCTGAGTTCTAATTGAGAGAAAGCCAACTCATACCCCACACCCATTACGAAGGAACTTTCACCGTGGGCCAACCAACCTTAATGGCTTTCTCTCAAACTGTTGTATTGATAGCTAATGCATCAATCATAATCCTTTATGAGGGAGAGAGAAACCAACAAGACTCGATCCTATTGTCGCAACATTTAGCGAACCCGAATGATCATTTTTAAAGTCTAAGGTCTCTCTCTTTTCTTTCAATAGTAGGAACAACACCCCTGTTCCGATAAGGGAGAAAGACTAGCAGTACCACGATTAAGGTCTAGTGGGCGTTTCCCACTCCAGAAGTCTCTCTCAATCTATACAGCCATTATACCAT